CCGCACAGCCACTACTACCCGTTCTGTTTGTGGATCGCCGTGATACCGAAAAACGACAGGCATCGGTGGCCGGAGGACTACTACAAATGGGTTTACAATGAATGGCCAACCTTTGAAACATTCAACGCCTACTATCATGACGTCCGTCACGAGATGCAGTTCAATGGCGGCCTCGATGAGATCGCCAAAGAAATCTATCGTCAGGACGAGAGCGGCACACACGGGCTCAAGATTATGCGCAGAGGTATGGACACTCGCTATGCGCAAGGATCGGGCGCCTGGAGCTGGTCAGGTCAAACAGAAGGCATAGTATCATTGTTTCATCGTCCCGAGAACGGCGGCCTCGACTTTCAACTGCCGCAGACCAAGATCATCGACATACAGCGGCAAGTGATCATCACCGATCTGAAGTGGAATGCCCTTGCCGAACGGAGTGTATACAATGAGCCCTCCTTGTTCGTGGCTCCGTGGTGTCGAAATACAATTGCATCGCTGGCGAATCATCGTCTTGTTGAGGGAACCGAGAAAGAGGATGAGAAATATAAAGATGCGTCTGACTGCCTCCGCATTGCTTATGCTCTACTGGATAAATGGCAGTACAGAGACCCTATTACGCACGGCTTGCCAAACCAAAGGGTGCGACCCGTCGCGATAAACATTCAATCAGGGAATGACGGATGGATGAACTGATTTCAAATATGGATATCACCGAGTCCGACAAGATGACTCCTGAACAGATTCAGGAGATGAAGGACGACGATGAAATCCTCGCGGAAGCTCGCCAGCGCTCAGACGATACCGAGTCGGCGATTGGATACATACTGCAGGACATCGAGACTAACCAACGGTTCTTTCTCGGTGGAAAACAGTGGGATCCAATCCTCGAAGAGGCGCGTCTCAAGAACGAAGGCGGCCCTCGTCCCGTCATGACCTACAACAAGTGCGGCACGTACATCAACCGCCTCTGCAACGATCAACGCATGAATCGTCCCGGTCTCACGTTGAGACCGAAGAACGACGGCGCTGATCCCAAATCTGCCGAGATAGCCGAAGGTTTAGTCCGCGATATTACAAACAGTGCCGACAGCGCGTCGGCATATGATTGTGCAATGGACATGTCGGCTAACGTCGGCCTCGGGTATTACTGGATCAAGACCCGGTACGTCGATGAGAACTCGTTCGACCAGGAAATCTATCTCGATCGTATCATCGACTCCCGCAAAGTCTTGTTCCCTATTCACCAGTCGAAGCGTATCGACTTCTCCGATTGTAACTATTGTTTCTTCATCGAAGATGTTGACAAAGAAGAATACAAACAGGAGAACGAGGACTTCGTCCGTCCCGATATCGGCGACTGGACAACCTCGATCAGTGCGCCATGGGTCAAAGAGAAGACCCTCCGTCGGGCATACTACTTCCGGAAATCCGTGAAGAAAGACCATCTGTGTCTGCTTGACAACGGCATGAAGATATACCAGTCTGAGCTGCCGCCGGCCGGTGACGGTGTGCCAAAAGTGGTCAACAAGCGTCCCTGCAAGCACACGACCATCGAATGGTTCTTGCTGGTCGCCCATAAGATTCTCGATCGTGGCATCATCCCGGGCGAGTATCTCCCGATCGTTCCGTGTGTCGGCAAAGAGGTTGTATACGATGGCAAGCGGTGGTTCTACGGCGTTGCCCATGAAGCCACGGACGCGCAGAAAATGTTGAACTATTCAAAGTCAAGCTTTGCCGAGTATGTTGCTTTGGCGCCGAAGTCGCAGTGGATGATCGCCGAAGGTCAGGACGAAGGCTATGCCCATGAGTACAAAGCCGCCAATCAGGCAAACATTGTGTCGTTGCACTATAAGCCGACGACTTTCGAATCACAGCTCGTGCCCCCGCCGCAGCGTGTATCGCCGCAGCAGCTGAACGTTGCCATCATATCCGAGATGCAACAGGCCGACAACGACCTGAAAGAGATCATCGGTTTACCTGATGTCAACATGGGGCGCAGTAAATCGGAGAAGTCGGGCAAGGCCATTGTGGCCAACCAACGCGAGGGTGAGCTCATCAATTTCCACTTCTCGGACAATCTGCGCAAGAGCATGATGCACGGGTGGAAGGTCATTTGCTCCATGTTGCCGACGGTGTATGACACCCCGCGGACAGTCAAGATCCTGGGCAAGACCATGGAAGAGCAGATGGTGAAGATCAACCAGGAGTACCCGAACGAACAGACCGGGGAAATCGTTCAGCACATCATGACCAATCTGAAGTTCGATGTCGTCGCTGACACCGGGCCGAACTACAGCACCAAGAGAGAAAAGACCGCAGACCTTCTGATGCAGCTCATCGAGAAGCTGCCCGAGCTCGGCGGCTCGATGATCGACCTCGTTGCCGAGGCCATAGGCGCCGAAGATGTCGTGGTCGACCGTTGCAAGCAGCTCCTGCCGGCAAATCTGCAGGAGAACCCGAATATGAAGGACATCCCGGTAGCCGTGAGAGCCCTCGTACAGAAGCTCGAGCAGACGCTGCAGCAGGCACACGTTGTCGCCCAGCAGAAGGATGCCCTGATTCAGCAGCTCGTGTCTGCCATCAAGGACAAGTCGGCGGAGCGCGATCTGAAACTGAAGACCGTGCTCATCAAGGCACAGACCGAACTGAAGAAGGCGCTCATCGATCAGGCCCACGAGGTGGGTATGATGGCGCATGGCAAAGCACTCGATGTTGCGGCAGCCCAGCTGGAGCCGCAACAAGATAATAACGTACCGGCGCAGTCACCGGGTTCCGATTCTCAAAATGTACCGGCTCAAGACCAACCGGTGATGGAGTAAGTATGGACAGAACAGACCTTGACAAGATCGATGTTACTGAAGGCACGTCCGTCGAACAGGCCAAAGTAGCGACTACGGAGTCGACACCGGCAACGGATAAAACCGTTGACAAGGTGGAAACCCCGGCAGTCACCACCGAGGAGAGACCTGTTGAATCGAAGACCGAAACGACTGATGAGTCCAAAGTTGACAAAGAGAAAGTCGAGACCGAAAGGCAGCCCAATCGGGCAGACCGCCAGTACTCGAAGCTCCTGCGTGAACGCGCTGAAGCCCGGGCACGTGCCAAGGTTCTTGAGGAGCAACTCACAGAACTGAAGAAGGGTGGACAAACCCAGACTGAGCAGCGCCAGACGGTTACTGATCGTCCAAAGCGTAACGATTTCTCAACCTCCGACCAGTACGACGATGCAATGGCAGCGTGGACTGAGCACAAGATCGAGGAGGCCAGAACAGAAGGCCGGCGTGTCGCGCAAGTGGAACGCCGCAACCAGGAGATCACGAACAACATTGCTGAATTCAAACGGGCACACACGGATTACGACACTGCCGTCAAGGCTCTTGACGACATGGAGCTGAGCGAACCTCTGTTCCACGGCATCCGTGAGGAAGATAACCCTGCAGCCGTCGCGTACTATCTCGCGACACACGAAGACGTGGTCGAGCGTATCAATGCTCTGCCGGCGAATCGTATCAGCAGGGAACTCGGTAGAATTTCAGCGTTGTTGGAAAATGATACTGCTGCGCCAGCTGTTCGTAAGCCAACAACGTCGAGGGCTCCCGCTCCCGTCGCAGAGACGACACCGGGGAAAACTGAAAACAATCATGTCGAGACGGATGAAGAATACGCGATTCGATGGAAAAAGAAGCGCGGTCTCATTCCGGCATAACCAGGAGTTTTATCATGTCCAATAGTCTTCTCCAACCCAGCGAGATCACCAGGATTCCCCTGATGGTCGCCCATTCGCAGATCCGCTTCGCCAAAGCGGTCGACCGCAGTTATGGTGAAGAGTTTGCGAACTCTTCGAAGTCGATGTCTGGCAAGATCGGTAAGACCTTGCAGATCAGACTGCCCAACAAGTACACCGTGCGTACTGGAACTGCCATGCAGGTGCAGGCCCACTCCGAACAATCCACAGCGTTGACTGTCGGTACCGAGATCGGTATTGACTCCGAGTTCTACGACAGCGAAGAGGCTCTCCTGGTCGATGACTATGAGAAGCGCTATGCTGAGCCGATGGGGAAGACCATCGCGAGCCAGGTCGACAGTGACCTCGCCGGGATGTATACAACCATCGCCAACGCATCGTTGATCGACACGACCTCTGCCGCAACGCAGACCAAGTCGATCCTCGAAGGCAAGCGGAAGATGAACGATGCGCTCGTTCCCGTGGATGACAAGATCAGCCTTGTCATGGGTTCGATCGGTGAGTCATATCTCGCCGGGCAGTACACGCTGCAGTTCAACCCGCAGGCTGATATCGGAAAGATCTTCAAGGAAGGTCGGATGTCGACACTTCACGGCATGTCGTGGTACATGGATCAGAACATGCCCGTCATGACCACGGGTACCCGCACTGCCGCATCAGGAACGACCGTCGGTGCGACAATCACCACCGAAGGTGCAACAGCGTTGACACTGAAGAACGCGAGCCAGACCGTGGTCGTCGGCGACGTGTTCACCATCGGCACAACGGCATCCAACCCTGTTTACTCTGTCAACCCTGAGACGAAGGCCTCCACAGGTCAGCTCGCTCAGTTCGTTGTGCAGGAAGGCACGGACGGAGCCAACGGATATTCTGCGTCAACGAAGACCTACACTCTCACTGCAGGTGGCGTCAGCGTCAACGTGTTCGTGAACGGCGGAGCAATCTACTCCTCAACATCCCTCGGACTGCAGAACGTGTCTGGGCTTCCCCAGAACACCGCGCTTTGCACGTTCACGGGTGCACCGTCGACCGCTTACGCGCAGATCGTGCTTTTGCACCAGACTGCAGCGGCCTTGGCCATGGTGAAGCTGCCCGTGTGGCCGAACCAGGGTAAGATGCAGCGTGCCGACTATGATGGCATGTCTCTCCGTTACTGGAGAAACGGTGACATCACCAACGGTCGTCAGCTGAGCCGTTTCGATGCACTGTACGGTAAGGCGATGATCCGTCCCGAATGGGCGGCACGTCTCTACCTCGCAGTATAAGTCCAGAAACTGGAATGGGGTTAACAGCCCCATTCTTTAACAACCAAGAAAAAGGAATCATATCATGAGTTACATTTCGTCCTCAAACGTGGGTCTCTACCTGACCACGACTCTTCAGGAACAGGTTGGTAATCAGCTCGCAGACGGCGGACTGTTTGCCGACACAAAGATCGCTTTTTACACCGGCTCGACACCCGTTAAGCAGGCATCGGCGATCACGGCTCTGACCACGACTCCCAGCACGACTGACCTTGCGGCAGCTGTGACCAGCATCCTTGCTGTGCTCAGCACGTCATCGGGTGTTGGTCTCACTGCTTAACCGGGAGGTGGCTGTGCCGAGTAACAAGAAAGTGTTTCTCGCCATACCGGCGGGAACGGGTTCGATTGATTGCACTACGGTCAGCAGCTTAATTAGTAATCTGCGGACGCTCGCGGATGCCGGCTGGGATGTTACCTATGCCGACAAGCCCGGCGATCCCTATATCTGCCAGGCGCGTAATGCGTTGGTCAAGCGCTTTCTTGCTTCGGATTGCATGGACATGATATTCATTGACAGTGACGTCGGGTTTCCGCCCGACGCCCTGTTGAAGCTACTCAGCCATGACGTCCAGGTCGTCGGCGCGGCATACCCCTACAAGTCAGAAGAAGTCGGTTACCCGGTGTCGGTGCATTGCAACGATCAGCTTCAGGCTATGTTCAATCCCGACACCGGTCTTATCTATGCCGCTATGGTGCCCACAGGCCTGCTGCGCATCAATCGTACCGTGTTCAACACGTTCATGGAAAAGCATCCGTCGATGATCGGCAAAGACGCTCTCACGGGGGATGTGGAGTGGAAGTTCTTCCAGACCGGCTTCCTGTTTGGCAGCCGCGAATGGTGGGGCGAAGACACGGCATTCTGTAAGTATTGTCACCAGGACAAGATTCAAGTGTGGCTCGAGCCGAACCTCAGTATGCAGCATACCGGTCGCCACACGTTCAGAGGCAACTACCATGAGTTCCTGATGGCTCAGAAGTCGCCCACGGAGTTGGTTCAGGATCTGTTTGCCTCCATGGAGACTTGTGGTTCCCAGACAACCATGCCGTTCGATATGATAAGGAACATGGAGAACAAGCCGTCAGAATGCCCCGAGGCAAATGACGACCACAAGAGTTCGAATATCGCCCGGGAAAACGTGGAGCCCCTCATGCGGGCAATCAGTGTTGTACAGTCTCCCATTGGATTGCTTAACGAAACATTCAAAGAAGGTCGCCCGGAGGTCAAGATATGAAAGTGTTGGACTTGATAGTCGCAGCCGAGCGATCCATAAACGCCCTGGCGGTCTCCGACGACCTTCAGGCGGCTGAAGCTGCTGCGGCATTTACTCTGCTCAACAGCATGTTGGATGAGTGGAACAATCAGAAATACGCCTGCTTCCAGCTGGTCACGGATGTGTATCAGATGGTTGGAGGCAAGGGTGTGTATACAATCGGCGAGGGTGCCGGCGCGGATTGGGTTGGACCAAGGCCTGTCGAAATTGACAGCATGTTCGCCCGCGACTCCCGTGACCCGAACAACAAAGTAGACTACAACATCGCTCTGGTGACCAATGAGCAGTATCAGAAGATCATGCTCAAGTCGGTGACCAGCACATACCCATATCTGGCGTTGTATACACCATCATACCCGAATGCAACGTTTACGTTCTTTCCGTATCCTACCATCCCGTTGTACTTCAACCTTACGCGGTGGTCACAGGTGAGCGCTTTCAAGGCTCTCACGGATGACGTGTCGTTTCCTCCAGGGTATCAACTGGCGCTGCAGTTCGGGCTTGCCCAGCTGTTGCCGTCACTCGGGCATAACCCTCCGGCGAGTGTCATGGGTCGCGTAGATGCCATGGCTGCCAAGTACATGGCGTCAATCAAAAGGGTCAACGCTAAAGAGCCAATCATCGCCGGCATCGATTTCGCGTTGACGGGTCGTCAAATCGGGTTTCCAAATATTCTTACGGGATAGACATGTCACTTATAAAGTTGCCATTCGTGGCCGGTCAAAGCCGGGCGCGTTCAAAGTCTGTCGACAACCAAGAGACGATCAACCTCTATCCCGAACTCGAGAAAGAGGATGCGAAGAACTCTGCGGTGTTTTATGGCACGCCCGGACTGAAGCTGTTCACGACAGTCTCCAATTCGCAAGGCAGCGTCTATGCGTCCCCGCCACGGGGGTTCTACATCACGGGTAAGGGCCGCATGTTCGCGGTCTACCAGGACAAACTGTATGAGATTCTTCCGTCAGGTGTTGTTCTCTCGCAGGGTTCTCTGAACACAAACGTCGGCTATGTGTACATGGTGGACAATGGCAATCAGATGCTCATTACGGACGGGCTGCATGGGTATGGGTACGATCTGCGGGGCAACACATTAACTGTCATCACCTCTAACCCCGGCATTGGTTCAGTGTTCCCGAACTTCCCCGGCACCGTGGCATACCGAGACGGGTATTTCATTACCCATGATATCGGTACTAACATGACCTACGCATCAGCAGCATATGATGTATTCACATGGCCGGCAGCGCACCAGGTAGCCAAGGAAACCGACTCCGACAACGTGGTGGCCATCATCAGTACCGCTACCTACTTATGGATATTTGGACAGCGTACCACCGAGCTCTGGTACAGCACCGGACAGGACGCCATCGGGGCTCCGCCGTTTGCCCGTGCTCAGGAGTTGGTCATCGCGGTTGGTTGCATGGCTCCGGCATCGGTGCAGACCAACGGGAATGATGTGTTCTGGCTCGGCAGTAATCCGTCGGGCGGCAACGTCGTATGGATGTCAAACTCTTTCACCCCGCAGCGGATCACCACACATGCCGAGGAATATCTCATCGGGCAGGTATCGGTGACCACCGACGCCACGGCTTTTACCTATGAGCAGGAAGGTCATTTCTTTTATTGCCTGAACTTTCCCAGTGGATCACGGTCGCATTGCTATGATTTGTCAACTAAAGCATGGCACCGCCGCGGTTACTGGAATCCCTTGACGGGTCAGTTTGAAACCCACTTGGCGCTATTCGCCGGGTCACTTTCGAGCCCGGTGACGTTGTGCCTCGATCGCCGCAACGGCAACATATACACTTTCGACTTGGACACGTTCACGGATAACGGTGCCTACATCCACCGCATTCGCACGTTATCGCATACCCACAAGGACATGAAGAATCTGTACGTCTACGGCTTTGAAGTCGACACTCAGAAGGGTGTCGGCATCGGTGACGGCATGATGAGTGGGGCACATACCTCGACCACATCTACTACCACCACCGTTGCAGACTCTGATCCGGTCAGTGACAACCCCCAAATGGCGCTCCAGTGGAGCAAGGACGGCGGGATAACCTGGTCGAAAGAGCACTGGGCATCCATGGGCAAAATTGGTGAGTTCAAAAAGCGGGTACGGTGGCCTTTGGGCATGGGGAAGTCTCGTGACTGGTCATTCCGGCTTTCATCCATGGCGGCCGTTCGACAGGTGTGGATCGCGGCATATGCCGACATCGAGGCGGAGGATGCATAATGTGTTTCGACCGATACAAAGCACAGCTTATCATAGATGAAGGCAAGTCGCTCACCGTGTACCACGACTCAGAGGGGTACCTCACCGTCGGTATCGGTCATTTGGTTTTGCCCGGCGACAAGCTCGAAGACGGTCAGACAATCACTGAAGATCAGTGCGATGAGTTCTTTCGGGAAGACATCTGCCATGCCATCGATGGCGTGCATGAGTTGATCCCCGCCGGCGTGTTTATCCCGGCCGACGTGATAGATGTTCTGGTCAACATGTGTTTCAACCTGGGCAAGACAGGCCTCGGGGAGTTTCATCATTTCTTGCTGGCGATCGTGGCGCACAACTGGCCCCGGGCGGCTTTCGAAATGAAGAACAGTTTGTGGTTCAAACAGGTGGGCGCGAGAGCGCAACGACTTTACGACATCATAAGGAATCAGCCTCACAATGAAAACGCTTGATGTCATAACCATTCACTTCGGCGAAAGGCCTCTCGATGAAATGCGAAAGGCTTGTATTGATCACACTCACGAGCTTGCCATGGCTGGCGGGCATCGTCATCATATTGTTAGTGATCAAAAGTCTGTTGCAGACCTTCCTACCACGATGACGCTTGATGAAGTGGAACAGGCTATCATGCAGGATGAGCACGCCAAGAGGATTTGGATGCGGGCGAAGAATACAAAAGCGGTCAATTACCGCGGCGACGAATTCGCGACCATTGCAATGTCAGACGTCGCCCGAGTGTGGCTATGTGGCCAGTATCCCACGGCTGCGTACTTCGACACCGACATGATGGTGTCGATACTGGATATACCGTTGCCGGCGAACAAGCCTTGTTTCAACCAGATGAAGGTCGTGTTCGTCGATGTCGGTATCATCTACACCAACGGCAAACCTGAATGGTTTCATCAGTGGGTGAAGTTCGAGCGGAACACCGACGCAATTGACCGCGGTCACGGGTTCATATGGCCGTATCTGAACAGCAATAACCAGTTGCCGGGCATCGTGTGGCCGGGTATCCGTTCCATGCTGTCACCGGACATCGGCATGGTACCGCACACGTATTTCACGCATAAGGGAGACACGTGGGCATGAAACCCTATTCTCCCGTGCCTGTACAAGAACCGATCGTATCCGGACAACTGGTCAGCCCTGTATGGGCAAACTGGTTTCGCAATAAGCCGGTTCAAGGCGACACCGGTATATCCGGCGGTACCGGCATCCAGGGTGACAAAGGGGCAACGGGGCTTCAGGGTATACAGGGTCTGACGGGCATCCAGGGCGCCCCGGGGATTCAGGGTGCAACAGGGCCTCAGGGCATTCAGGGTGCAACGGGTATACAGGGTCAGACCGGCATTCAGGGCCCTGGCGTGCAGGACTTTACCCGGTCATTTACATCTGCATATCCCGGGGCAACGATTGAACTGGGCAACCTGAATATCGCCACAGTCGGGGCGTTCGACGTGACGATATCGATGACCGGCAACGCCACCGACTGGTCATTCGCAAACACCTGGCACGTGACTGGTTATTACAACTGCACCTCGGGTAACTGGCAGCAGGTTGGATCGTGGAACGAGGCAGACAGCAACGCAACGCCGACCATGGGCCTCGAGATGCGCTGCAGCACGGATAACAAAGCATATTTTCGCGCCCGTGTACTTCGGACGCTGACGACGGTTTAAGCGTGAAGGGAATAAACTAAATGGCAACTTTCTCCCGAGTCCTCGGACTCATAATGAACAGTCAATGTGCGAACCTTCGGCAGCCCGAAGTTGCAACGCCTGTGACGGGCAAGGGCAATATCAAAGGCGGCGTGTCTACAATACAGACCGAGGCCTCGGCCTTACCTCTTATGACCGCTCGGATCATCGACGATCAATCGGCCCTCGGCCCCGACGATTCACCTATGCCGATGGAACTCAACGACGGTGATACGATTGACGACAGCAATTTCTGTCAACCGGTTCCAACGCTCATGTTCACCGAATACCAGAACTTGACTTTCACCCGCGGCAACCTGCTCAACGTGCAGCTTGACCCGGCTTGCGGGCATGTTGTTGACGATTGTCTGTGGATAGAGAAGTCTTTCTGCTCGCACTTACATCCCGAACTCGTAGCGAACGGCTTGCCAGAATGCGATACGAACTGTCAGCACCAAAGCGCGATCGACCCGACCAGATACCATGACATTGTGACCGGGCGGCATATTGGGTGCGCCGTGGATATGGATATGACCGAAATCCCGGAAGAGGATCAGCTTCCAAAGGCTGGTGAATAATGGCTACTACTTGGTATGTTGCTCCGGGGGCACCGGGAACGAATAGCGGGACGATGGCAAATCCGTGGGTATCTCTTCAGAGTGCGGCAAGTACCGCTGCTAACGGAGATACTATTCTTTTCAATACTGCCTTATATCAGCCCGCGGGTCAGACATTGACCACGGCAATTACGTTTGCTGTCGCGGGGGTTACTCTGATCGGAACTAATGCCGCGTGGGGGACAGATGGAACCTACGGCGTCCTTAACGGCAACAGCGCTGCAGCGAACTGTTTGTCAAGGAGCGCCCAAATAAATGTGAAGTATCTCGAATGCAAGAATGCAACTGGAATAGGAATAGCATATACAGGTACCCCATATTATTGTCGATTCATCGGTTGCTCTATACACAATAATGGAACGTACGGAATCAGTTGTCTTGGCGGGGAGTACGTCTCTAAATGTACTGTGGGTAATGGAACATATGGGATAGTATCCGCAGCACAGGTTGTAAACTGCCAAATCTACTCATGCAGCACAGGAGGGTTATACCTATGTGTTTCCCCCATAGGCAATGTCATATATGATTGTTCCTCGATAGGGTTGCAGGTTGCAGCTAACACGTCGGCACAACTGAATGTAATCAACAATTGCAATATGGGGATTCAGGGAGTCACGGGGGGTTTTGTACTCGGCAATCGTATCACCAATTGTACCGGTTATGGGATATATGTGCCAGCCGCGAATATTATGGGGGAGGACTGGAATTTCTTTTTAGGTAATGGAACCGATATCTCCCTTGGAGGCGGCGCTTCGTGTTATTCCCCCGGAAACTCCCTCTCCGCAGGCACCGAGGGCTACACGAACAAGGCCGGTAAAGTATTCAATTTAACCGACGCGGCCACGCTCCGTCGTACCCCTACCCAAGTTGGCGGTGTTGTTCCAACAGCATCATCGAACTGGTTTAACTGGACAGCGGGTTTGCCGCCACGCGAGAAAATAACCATCTCTTCTGCCAGCATCACAGGAACCACGTTGACGATTACCGGATGGTCGTTCAAACCCTATACTGGGCAGGCCAATGCCACGGTGACGATTAACACCGTAGGACAGACGTTGACCTCCTGCACCGATACATCTATCGTGATCGACGTCACAGGAAAAACTGGAGCACTCGCTCTGGTTGTCACAAATGCCGACGGGGATTCGGCTTCGACTTCGGTCAGAGTAACCACGACCATCGTACCGACCGGACTCGCCCTCGCGGTCAACGGCAACGTGGATGGGGAACTTAAGGCGACGATCAGCAATAGTGGTTCTTACGCGAGTACCGATTTCCTGTTCTTCTACAACAACTCGGGCGATGCGATCTTGAAGGTTTGCCCGGTGTCGAAGTACATCGCTGATGGGTTTGCGATAATACCCAACTTGACGAATGCTACCAGTTATACTATTTACTGTAAGTCAACTTCTGATGGCAACACGTTCAGCGCAAAGAGCAGCACGGCGACACTGAGCACCAAGGTGAATGCGGTGTACCCGTCGATTGCCAACGTGAAGAACAGTATCGTCTTTGGCCCAAACGCCACCGATTATACCGGGACTCTGGTCATCCCGGCGAACTACATCGACCATATCATTCGGACAAACACGCAAGTGGACATCTATGGAGGGGGTTTCGGGGCATCACAGGGCGCTGGTGTTCTCACTGGCGACATCGCGGGTTGGACGGTTTCACTTTGGTCTGATACACACATTACGGCACATCCATGACCATAAAGATTCCTGAATCAATTGGCGTGACCCCGGCAGGAGGGGTCAACGTCTACGCCCAGGCGACGCAGACATCCGGTATCAATGCCGGCGTGACTCCGGCCGGAGGCTTGCATCAGTACGCCGATGACACCGGATGGTACCCGTATCCGCCAAAGACGTTCACGGCTGGATTTTTGAATCTGTCCGGTGAACCGACACAGAATGTTCTCACGCAGACCAGTGTACAGGACACGTCGGTCATCACCGCACGGTATTACGATTACCCGGACTACATCGGCGCCCGTAACCTCGACACCGTGCCTGAGATGATCCGGTCGGACGCCAACCGTTCGGTGGTGTATGACTCTCAGTCGATGCGCACCGGTTTCGAAAACGAATACAACGACAGCACGATCACCTTTACAAATGCAACAAGGGTTTTCCAGATTGCGCCGACGGTGTATGTCACGACGTTCTCTATCTGGGTCAAAGGCAAGAACTACCAAAAGGGCACCTCAACACTAACGATCTCCAATGTCGAAGGTTCGCACTATATCTACTTCGACAATGTGACTCTTAACCTCACCGAGGCGGTCAACCCGTCTGCTACAGCCATTCGCACGCTCATTGAGGCACAAGTTATCGTTTCGTACATCTACTGGGACGCAACAAACGCCAAAGCCTTGTTTCTCAACCAGGAACAGCACGGCATCAGTTCAATGAATGGTGAAATGCACGCATACCTCCATCAAGTGTTGCACACTCAATGGGTCGACGGTCTCGGTTTGACCAGTATCGTTGCCGACGGGTCGGGAGGGTCAAACGCCTCCGCGCAGTTCGGTGTTGCCGCTGGAGACATCGAAGACGAAGACCTTGACTTTGCACTTGCCGGAGTGGCCTCGACGACCGGTCTCCCCGTGGCGTGGCTATCGGGTGCCGGCGCTGCCCTGAGAATCAGTACACAGGCTGGGTATAGCGTTCTGAACACCGGTAGCGGCCGGTTGTCGTACAACAACATCAACGCCGGCGGAGCAGGTGTTTGGGGTCAGTCGGAAGTGTCTGCCAGCAATTTTGTTCTGTATCACATCTTCGCGACCACGTCATCGATCAATCCGATCGTATCGGTCATGGGGCAGGCGCAGTACACCACTGTATCAAATGCAAGAGCAGGGGCGTCAACCGAACTGTCCACACTGATTGCCGCGTTTCCGGAAGCTGAATTCAAGCCTTTAGGCACCATCATATTTGAGACCTCCAATGGCTTCAGTAATGCCGTCAAGGCCCGTGTCCGGTCGACGGATCTCGGAGCCACGTACGTCGACTGGCGGATGATATTTACCGGCTCAGGCGTGCCGACTCCGGCAACGGGCTTGACCGGCAACGCGCTCACACTGAACCATCTGAGCAAATACATCGGAAGCAATCAAGAAGGTGACTCCGTCGTTACAGACGACGGCACCATCGTGACCATCGTCGACAGTGATACCAAGATCACCAACACGGACAGTGTTACACACCCCCGTGCACTATTTATAGATTCGGGCCGTGCATCGGACGAAGGTAACTGGGGCCTGGATGCAAACAACCAGGAGTTTCGTGCCCTGGTCGCCACAACCAACAACGTAACCCGTACTCCGTGGCTCGAAGCTACACGCGGTACCGGGGTGTCGGTGACGTCTCTCAAATTGACGATGGGGGCGAACGCCGGAGCGATGATGCAGCGGGTGCTATTGGATGATACATCCATTCTGATCAGCAACAACCAGGACACCGGTAAGGTACAGATTACTTCGTCGGCTGTTCAATCGGGCCAAACGCATGGAGCGTTTCTCGATCTCTACGGTAATGCCAACGCGGGTCAGGGTGCTGCTCGGCTGAGCAGCGGCAATTACTCAACTGCGCTGCTTTCCCTTGCAACTAATGGCGTTGACAGGCTCACTATCGACACCGGTGGGTCAATAAAAATGGCAGTTCTGGCGCCGACCGCTGGAGTTGTCCATAACGATTCGAGCGGCGGTATCGGTAGCAGCCTGATCATCAATGCGGACGTGTCCAACTCTGCGGCGATCGCCTATTCGAAGCTGTCGCTGTCTCCACTCAACATTAACGCTTCGGGTATCTACATCGGGGCCAATATCGCTGCTGCTGGAACACCCGTTTATGTTACAGTCACACAAGATTCGGCGACCAGAATATGGTGTCGAAACGACAACAACACTGCCGCATCGAGTGCCGGGTTTGCGGCAGTCTATGGGAATGGCACTCAATATCTATTACTGGATACTCTGTCGCCCAGCTACACGACTTCGGGTCTATTGGTCGCAAGTGCCGGAGTGGTTCGCTCGTTGGGAAACACCAACGGTCTCCGTATATTTACGCAAGACAACTACCCCGTCACCATTGGGGTGAACAACACCGCCGTGATGACATTTAACCAGTATGGTATGTATATCGGATCGAACGCGGCAACCGCAGACGTGCAGACGTATGTCACTGCACCAACTGGTCACTATGCAACCATTGTTGCGAGAGCAACAGATTCTGGGTATGAGGCGTACTTCCAAGCGGCTAATGATGCTGGAAAATACATAGCGATGGAGGCTTTAGGAAGTGCGCAGGCCGGTTCACTGATAACCAATATCCCTTACGCCGGGTTCGCACACGTCTCAACCAATGCCGTAAGTGGGTTGCTCATCACCAGTAAGGCAACTGCGAAACCAATTGTTGTCACATCGGACGGCGCAACCCTTTACTTCCACCAAAATGAAATCAATGGTCAATATGATATCAACGGTGTTGGTTCGTTAGCTTTAAATTATTCGGGGTTCCAGAATGGAGCGACTCAATACCGTAATACCAACATCTATGATGGTAAACACAATCTCGTCATGCAGGTCACAGGCTCCTCACGAAATGTCACTATCTATCAGCCAGCTTCTGGCGTTGCTGCCCTGACTGTTAACCGGATTGTCGAATGTGCGTCGATCAAAGCTGGAAGCGACGGCGGCAACACCGCAATGGTTATTGACTCTGTTGGTGACGCAGTTTACTTGAACAATTATGTGACCGACAGCGTTAATCTGGCCGGTGGTGGCGGCAATGTTTTTGTAGCGGCTGGCGGTGGAAAGACCAAGGTTGGCGCATCTACTGCCGCAGCCGAAGCTCTTGACGTGGCAGGCGCCGTTAAAACTACCGGGGATATCTACACCGTTGCAAACACCGACTACGGAGCATCATCATCCGTGACCGGGATATTCTCTCCCGTCAAGCACATCTGGTACACTAAAGTCGGGAAGATGGTCTACGTCAGACTGCACATAAGCGGGGGAGTGATGTCAACCATCACTGCCACCCTCCCATATGCAATTGCCAACTATGCAGATTTTGGAGCCATGGGGCAGCTGCTCGCGGACGGGGCAACCTCTTCAGTCCTCTACGTGTATGCATCTGCGGCATCGACGCTGTCGATGTATGTAAACGGTGCAACCGGGCTAACCTCAAACGCAGTGTGGGTGACTTTTGAGTACTCAACCTAAAGGAGTTTCTATGGATCAACAGCAGATTAATCTCGATGCATTGGTCAACAACGCAAAGCGGCAGTTCAATGCTATTCTCGATCAGCTCTATGACATCATCGCCGCCCAGCAAAAAGATAACGCCGACCTGAAGGCAAAACTTCCGAAGGAGTAACCATGCCGAACGTCAACGCTCAAGTCGTGAAACCTCTCGATGTGGGATTCACCACGTCGAATGAATTCGTGTCCCGATGCATCCGGGTCGTGTCGTCGAACTGGGACTGGAAGCAATGGGGTAACGAAGCCGACCCCAGCCACGCCTTGTTTGCCAACCCGATTGCGACGTCGTATTTCGCCGCCGAGATGGTCGGTTCCGGGCTCGAGCTTGACGACTCCATCGAAAAAGAGTACCTGACGCAGAAGAACCAGAAATTTTTCGGGTTTAAACGGTACCCGATCTTCGACAACACGGATGCCCGGATCAAGGGCGTCAATGAGCTCGGTCGACTGAAGACCATCGGTGTCGACTACGGCTATGACCAGATTTTGAAGGAAATCGGCCTCCACGAGCGGTTTTCGCTGTGGTTTGTCCATATTCAGACGAATCCGCACGACATGATCTGTTCGGGGCTGGTCAATTACCTTGCCAAATTCCTGGGCGGGAAGGGCTGGGGCGACAATCCAACGCCATTGGACATATGGAACGATCCGGCCGGCGTACTTATTTCTAACGCGGTCGTAGCGTAACAAGTGAGAAAATGGTATAATATAGATAAGCAAAGCGAGGCAAAATCATGGCATTTGACGTAAGTTCGATAACTTCTATGATCGGCGGTTCTGGCGGGTCATCGGGAGGCGGCGGTGGCAGCTCAGCAGGCGGCAACGCTATGAGCATAAGCGGCATGGCAGAACAGGATATAGCCAACTACCTGGGATCGTATCTTGCCACGCAACAGGAGGATACGGCCATCCATAAAGGCATGGACGCCCTCACTACCAGCTACAATAAGGCTACCGGTGAACTACAGCCCTACCAAGCCGTTGGTCAGATGGGCGTCAAACGGCTGAGTGGGATCGGAGATTTCTCCTTCAACCCTCAAGACCTCCAAAACGAGCCAGGTTACCAGTTCCAGCTGCAACAGGGGCAAGCTGGCGTCAACGCCAGTGCCTTTGCAAAGGGCCTGGGAACGTCCGGCGCAACGGCGCAGGCCATGTCTTACTTCAACCAGCAACTTGCCGGCACCAGCTACCAGAACGCCTACAATCGGGCTCTATCGTCGTTTAACACGAACGCAGGCCTCGGGGAGTGGGAGACTCAGCTTGGACAGGGCAACTCAAACGCTTTGGCAAATCTCGACACCGGGTACGGCGAGAACATGACAAATCTGAATCTTCAGCTCGGGAACGTGCATGCTGCGGGCATCAAAGGAGCACAGAGTGCAGCCGATGAGCAAGGTGCACATCTACAGCAAATCGGGCAAATGAAGCTCGGAGATACCTCAAATCAGCAAGGTTCTCCGGCCGCGCAGACATCGAGCGGTTCGTCTCAGCCGCTTGGATACTCGTCGTCATCAGGCGGCACCGGAGTCACGGGGCTGAGCCTGAGTAATCTCAGCAGCTACCAGTACAATCCGAGCGCATATGGCGGCGGGTACGGTCAGGGAGGGAATCCATAATGCCTACTATCGGACAGATCGACACAAATCAAATTTCGGGTGGCAGCGGAACCAACGTGCTCGACTATGTCGAACAGGGCAACCGCATTCGCAATCAGAACATGCAAAACCAGCAGATGCAGCAGTCGATGAACGACCAGCGCACGCTGTCTAACATCTCGCAAGATCCCAGCCTGAAAAAGCCGGACGGCTCTTACGACTGGGCCGGCTTAAACGCCAAGGTGGTAACCTCGGGCGCATCTCTGCAGTCCAAGATCAACACACTGACCGCTACCGAGCCTATGCGCCAGCAGTCGGCAATCAATGATGCATTTAAGTCATCGTTTGACCCGAAATCTGGATCCTTTCAGCCGCAGGCATATCTGCAGAATCTTCAGAAGGCCGGCATGGGCGACAAGGCCTTCAAGCTCGCCGGTGATGCACAAACCTTCTACAATGATCACGTCGATCGCATTCATGGGTTCTACGAGGATCAGGCTCTTGCCATTCAGAACACCGGGGACATTTCGGAGAAAGTTGATCTGTACAACCACGCCAGAGCACTCGCCGCGATTCCCGGCAGCGGACAAAACGCACAAGACATCCAGAACAACATGCCGCCAATACCGGCAGAGCTGCTCGATGGCACCAAAACTCCCGAACTGCAGAGATTCCTCGACATGTGGGGCACTCAGCAGATCGGTGCAAAGACCCGCATCGAGCAACAGCGTGCCAACACGCCCCTGGTCAACATGGCGATGACTGCCGAGGAACGCAAATTCCAGCATGAAGAGCAGGCAAAGAAAGATGAGTTGGAGCAGAAGAAATTCAACGAAGAACAACGGCATAACAAGGCCGTCGAAGCGACCAAAGCCGGTGGTGAATGGCCCTCGGGTCTCAAACCCATTAAAGGTTACACTCCGGAGAAGGCACAGGGTGAATGGGAGAAGGCAGGTAAAGACCTCGACAATCTTTCTGCGACATCCCGTACGGCCGTTGGTCAGGCAACCATCAACAACATGCGTGCCGACCGTGCGCTCACGATCTTGCAGAAACCAGCGGGACAGTGGACGACCGATGAGAAAACCGTGGTTACCACTGACCTTCAGGGAATATTTCAAGGCGGAGCCCCCCATGCCGAGGAGCTCAAGAAGGGCATGTTCACCAGCTTGGGGCAGGATGCCGCGAGCTTCTTACAGCATGTTCTCAGTCGCCCTCAGACACTGGGAGAACCGGAAACGCAGCAGAAGCTGTTGTCCATTGTGAGAGACGTGAAGAAAGTAGACAACGAAATAATTTCCAAACACGGGGCGTTTCTTGACGGCAAGTACTCACCGCTGATCGAATCCGATCCGGATCGCTGGGCAAAGATGACGGGGGTGGTTATGTCCACTACCGAAGCTCCGGCGGCGCCCGAAGCTCCGGCGGCGCCCGAGGCTCCCGCAGATCCCCGGCAAAAGGCGGCCGCCGAGGATCTTGATAGGATAACGGGTCGTAACCGCAACATAGGGGTACTGTCGGACACTTTGCACATTCTGAAAGGGGAACCGGTCGGCGCTACTCGAGTTCGGGTTATCAACGGACAGTCGATTACCTTCACAAAGGATAAAAACGGATTATGGCAGCCCCCGAAATAAAGCCGATGACCGATGCGGAGATGGCGGTTGCCCCTGATGCGATTCATCCAATGACGGATGAGCAAATGGCTGGTGACACCACGGTGCCGCACTCCCCCGCGATACCGCAGAAATGGCCACACTCTGAACCCGTGCCCCATTCTGAACCGATCGTTGTGGGCAAGCCTGCTTTATCGGCAGCCGAGAAACAGCCCATTCAGGTTAAACCAGGTGCACTGATGCAGCATGCCACAGTGCTGTTCACCGGAGCGGTGCCTTACAGAGACGCCGCTCCAGGGTCACCCGAGGATTATGCAAACAGCGTTATGCGGGCTTTTCAAAATAGTGACTTGAACTCCGCCAATGAGATCACAAAGGCATTCAATTCGCACTATCCGGAGTTCGCACAAACCAGCCCGGTGCCGCACGCCGCTGGTGAGACCCCCGCGGAAACGAAGCTCAATGAATATAGCACTGCGGCTAAAGACCTGGCCAACCTGCCAGGTAAGGCACTGAATCAGGCAATCTATGCTACCCGAAACACACCGGTGTTGAGTAACATGGGTCAAGCGGTTCAGACGGCAGAACATTATGCAGGTGAAGGCCTGCAGGCGTTATCAAAAGTGCCAACATGGGTACCCGGTGAGAAGAAGCTGGTGGACAACCTGGCAGATGCCGCCGACAAGTTTGCCGCAGCGCACCCACGAATATCAAATGCAGCCAACGCTGTCGGGAATTTTGCGCAGCTGGGGGCGGCAATCATACCCGCGGGCGCCGCCACCAAATCAATGTTTGCTGCACTGGATAAAGTAGCCGAAGTGTCCGCTAATGTGACTGCAAAAGCAATAAAGGCCACCCCAGGCGTAGTGAAAGCGATACCGGGTGCCCTTAGGGATGCCCCGGAAACAGCATCCAATGTAGCGGGAAACGCATTAACCGGCGCCGGACAGACGGCGGAGAACATGGCTGCCCGTATTCAGGGGACAAAGGTAAAGATCAACTCCCCCGAGATGTCTAAAGGCGCCACGAACGCTATGTATTCGAAATACGGCGTATTCGGCAATGCATCTCAAGTTCAGAGCCAGTGGCAATCTAAAATCGTAGACGTGGCGAAACAGCTTCGGGAGAAAATTCAGTCCGTTGAATTCGACGCAGCCGATCCGAGCAGCCGCATCAACATTGCGCAAGCGGTCAACGCCGCCAAACAGAAAGTGGCGGGAACTACCCGTCTCAATCGTCTGGCCATGGACAAGGTTGCGCAGGATGTTTCCAGTGAGCTTGAATTCACATACGGGCTCGATTTTGCGCATGCACCCGCGATAAAGAATAACGTTGATCTCGCTGAAGCGCAATTGCTGAAGCAGGAGATCGGAGGGCACGGCGATTGGCTCGAGCACAACGGCAAAATGATGGCAAACGAGAATGCCACGAATAAAGCCTCGTTCTACAACGCGCTCTATGACGAACTGAAGACGCAGTTGGAAAATAAGGGTAAACCCGGGATCAAAGAGCTCAACAAACAGCTGTCTGAAATGATTCCCATGGAACGTGCTGCACGGAAACAAATTCTTGTAGAGAGCCGGAAGAATCCCATCGGCCTTGACGACTTTTTAGGATTCGGCATGGCGGTAGGGCACGCGGCAGCAACGCATGGATTGTCCCTGGCGTTGCCGGTGGCAAACGTGATCAGCAAGAGCCCTTCCACCGCCAGAGCGTTGTATGGTGCCGGTCAGTCCCTGAAATCCAAAGGCAGAAAACTCATGTCAACGATCGATAAGGAGTAAAAATGGCAACTTATAGCCCGTTCTTTCTGAATCGGACATTCGATGATCTTGGCGTGCCGCTCGACGGCGGCCTGTTTTACACATATGCGGCCGGCGCCGGTAACACGGCTCAGCTGCCGTCGTATCAAGACCCTCTCGGGGCAACCCCGTTCACGAATCCTATCGTGCTCAACGCAGGCGGATTCCCGACCAACGGTTCCGGCAACCCGGTGCCGATCATTTGGTTGACGGCCGGCGTGTCGTACAAGTTCATTCTGACCGATTCGGGCGGCAGCGTCATATGGGAAAACGATAATTACACTCAATCCGCCATTTCGGGGTTCACCGCTAATCTGGTCACCGATCTTCGCAATGTAATTGGGGTGTCCAATGGTCAGGCTGTGTGGGTCGATGGAGTGAGCTATGTTGGCGACGGCGGTCAGGGTTGGTGGTACTGGAGCAGCGCAACCGCCGCCAGTGACGATCTGGGCATGTTCATTCAGCCGACGGGGTACCTGTCCTTGGGTCGGTGGGTTCGCTTTGTCGTGGACAAGGTAAACGTAAAGTGGTACAACGCGAAAGGGGACGGCGCTACCGATGATCGACTGGCTTTTCTGGCTGCGGTGACCGGTGCCAACGGGCTTTCCCCCAAATTGCCCATCTATGCCCCGCCTGGGACGTATAAACTGACATCTACTCCGGCCATAGATTACATCCCGTTGTATATGGACGTTGGTGCGGTACTTCAACCGGTTGCATTCAAACTTGTTTGCAACCCGGTTATTCAGCCAAATGACCATTCATACCATTTCGATGTGACCACCGGCGGAGCAGGCAGCCACATTCAGTTTCATGATGCGTCATCTCCGAATGCCACGCAGACATCTCCGGTGGAATTTCTTCCGGAGTGGTTTGGCGCGAAAGCTGACGGCACAACTGACGATGCCGCAGCAATCAGTGCCGCCATCTTCACAGCATCCGCTTCGTTGGGTGTGTACTTCGGCAACGTGGCCGTTAAGCTCAACGGGGGAAACACCGGAAAATATGCAATTGGAAGCGGTCTAAGCTTTGCAACTGGTGTGGCAATCAAAGGCGCCGGAACATACACTACTATCACTCAGTTGAGCGATTTTGGCGACATGTGGGCAGACTCAGTAGCAGTGCACGATGTGTTAATGCAAGATCTGAACCTCACACAAACCACTCCCGGGGGAACATCCCACTGTATAGCTATGAGCAACGGATCATACAATATGACATTCCGGAATATCATATCCAACGGGGGCATCATCGTTCTCGGGCAGCCCGGCAACAATTTCTACAGCTGTAATTTCTCACAGCCATGCAACTATGGGGCGACCTCCTCCATTCTGAGTAATAATACGTTCGGAAGCACCCTGACAATCGGTTCGTCGGCAAACGGAGCAGTGGTTAACGGCAACTTGATTGCCGGCCTTACGTTGGCTGCTACTGCCCAGAACTGTGTTATCACCGGGAATAAGATCACCACTTTTACCAACAATGCGAATGCTGGAACGCACAACATTTGTCGGGATAACGTCCCCGATACGGTGAATGACAACTACACTCAAAAATTGACAGGGTCTCTCAACACCGGGGACACGAACGTGGCATACCCGTCCGGCTACAACCAAACTAACATTGTCATTCTCTCTGCGACCTGGATTCTTGCCGGCGGTGACCGCATTATGCTTCCTCGGTACTACAGCACTGCGGGAGGGTTTTTGGAGGTCATCTGCCAAGCAGGGCAGATCGTGTTTCACCCGTATGATCCGATTGCGGCAGGGGGACAGTATGAACTCATCATCGCACACAAAAATGTGAACTGGCCGCAATAAGGAGCATCCATGCCAAAACTTTCTGATATACATGAAGTGCCGTCTTTGTCCACGGCGAAGGTGAAAATGGTCAACAATGGGCACGCGGGCGAAGAAGAACCGCAGCTTATTGCCAATCCGGCACCGATCGCCAAGGTCAAGCCGAAGTTCGAAGGCGACGTTTGTTGCATCGGCCTCGGCAGCGTGTGGGAGTGCATGTTCCCTATGCTCGTCAAGCACCTCGATCTCGACCTGTCACGGGTCGTATTGGTCGACATGCTGGACAGACGCAAAGTCATCCAGAACTGGATCGACGCTGGCTGCACTTTTGAGCAGGAACAGGTTCTCCCGGACAACTTCGAAAAGTTCATGGAAGACCACTTCGAACCAGGCGACCTCTGCATCGACTTGGCGTACGACATCAGTTGCATCGAAATTTTGCAGTGGTGCCGTGACAACGAGGTCTTATATGTCAACACGTCGATCGAGGAGTGGGACTTTACCGACGGATTCGATGAGCGTTCGGCCGAAGAAAAGTCACTCTATGCCCGTCGACAGGAACTCGATGCCGTGATGCACGAATGGAAGGGTGGAGAGTGCACCGCAGTGCTCGAATTCGGTGCAAATCCCGGCTTGATCAGTGCATTCATGAAGCAGGGTCTGCGGGATCTGGCGAAGAAGAAAAAGGTTGAGTTCGACGGCTCTTATGCCGAGCTCGCCCGCAAACTGAAAGTCAAAGTCGTTATCGATACTGAGAGAGATACTCAGCGCATGACCCGGCCCCGTGAAAGCGGCGAATTCGTCAACACCTGGTCATGCTGCGGTCTTCTGGAAGAGGCCACAAGCCCCGCCGAATTGGGCTGGGGCACCCATGAAGGCAAGCCGCCAGTTGACGCAACGATACCGGAGCACGGCCCGAAAAACCAGATTTTTCTGCATACAATGGGGATGAATACCCGTGTACGCGGTTTCGTTCCGCCGCCGGTTGACGCCGACTATAAGGATGAAGAGGGGGATGAAAAGACAGCCGCCATTAGCGCCGATGGACAGATAATGGGCACCCTTATCCGCCATGGGGAGGCGTACACCATCAGTGATTTTCTGACCACGGAAGACGGGCAATATCGCCCGACTGTATACTATTGCTACCACGGTTGTGATGCAATGGTCGCCAGTCTTTGGGAGTTGCGGGCAAACGACTACAAGCCTCTCTGCCAGCAACGCATTGCCTACGAAAACGAAATCGAATACGGTTCTGACGTGCTCGGCATCATGATCGGCGGGTACGACGATGAGCACGTTTGGTGGTGTGGGTCGTCACTCGATATCGAAACCGCACGTAAACTGGCTCCTTTGCAGAATGCCACATCGGTGCAAGTCGCCATCGGAGTGACTGCCGCGATTTGCTATATGGTTGAAAACCCAAACGAGGGCATTCTGAATCCGGAAGACATTCCAGAGGAGTACATTCTCAAAATTGCGAAACCATACCTGGGTACATTCATCAGCAAAGAATATGAATGGACACCTGTGAAAAATAACACGAACTATTTCCCGGAACGCAAGGAGTGCGAGCCTGACGAGAAGCACATCTGGCGGTTCGAGAATTTTCTCGACAGGCAGTAACATGCAGTTCTTTTGCTCCGATTTCTATGCAAATCTCGTCGATACAGGCGTGCTGACTCTTCTGTGCGTCTGGTTCATTCTTGACCGGTTCAACGTTTACTTTCGAGAGGACAAATAATGCCGACACTGAGCCAAATCGATGCCCCCTACTCCGCACCAACTGCTACTGCGGAACCGTCGCAACCCTCCGGACGCATACCGTACACCCTTGACAAAATTGGGGGCATACAGCCTGCTGACGTGACCAATCAACCAACTCAGTATGAGTACCAGCGTCCGTCAACGCTGTTGCATGTGCCGTCCCAGGCTCTCGCCCAAATCCGAGAAGGAATCAGCCAGGCCATTCTTCGCTCTACGGGCGATGATAAGTCCGCAGACGCCTCGCTGGATGCCGGTGGTGGAACCATGAAGGACTACCTGCTCAAGCCGCTCGCTGATGCCTTTGATGACTATGTGACAAAGAACGGCTGGACTGAAAAAAATCCGAACCTGTCGAAACACGTCATGGGCGGTCTCGAAGCCATTCTTATGATGGCCAGCGACCCTGCCAACGCTGCCGGCGGTGAAGGTGAAGAAGCCAAACTGGGCATTGACGCGGCAAAGTCTGCCGGCATGCACGAAATCGTTCAAACAGCGCTGAATAAACTCAAAGGCCTCATGCCGTCGAAAAAGGCTCCGGCCGAGCAGATAGAAGCGGCAGAACTGAAACATGCCCAAGTGCCTGAAGACACCCATGTGGAAGGGTACACCGAGCAATCCCCGAATACCGAGGGTGGCCCCGGGCGCGGAGGCGCCATCAGCCGGGAGCATGATATGGCAATGCTTCGGCAGCCTGACATGCGTCAGCAGCACTCTCTCTCTACCATCGAACAGTATAGCCCGCTTGAAGGCGGCGGCCGGTCAACGGCGCAGCCTGCATATGAGGTGAAGCTCGATCCGTCACCGGGTTCGAAGAACGAGCCGGTATCGGAATATCTCGGCCTGCCAAAACCGGCACATGCCAGTGACGCACAGCTTGAGTGGGCACGGCAAGCCTGGTACGAGAACCAGAAGGCATACAACAAGGTCGTGGAAATGCATCAGGAGGGATACAGGGCCCCGGAGAGCATAATACCGATCAACAGCCCCACCCAGCGTCTACTGGATAAAGTGGACTACATGAAGAATGCCAAAGCGGATAATGAAGCCGCAGCGGCCGCTACCGAGTCCAACCGGGAATACATGGAATCGGTATCTCAGAAACTCAAAGAGGATGCAGCCCGTACAGCTCCCATCGACGACCGACTCATTGCAGAGGCCAAATCAGCCCATGGCAGCGATATCGTGCACAAAGGCTTTACCGATGATGAATTCGGCCGGGGCAGAATGTTTTGGTACAACAGCTCTGACGGTAGCACGCACATAACGACGGAGTTTCCAAAACCGCCGAAGAAAAAGTAAGTGGAGGTTATATGACTGAACATTGCAAAGCTGATTGCTCGAAAGTTTTTGTCTCGTGGCCGACACCTCAAGGGTGGATTCTGATCATCGGAGTTCTACTCGGCGGCGTGGGCGGGGTGATGGGGCTGACCTGGAAAGGGTCGGCGATCCTCTCGAGTCTGACCGACAGAGTGTCGGAACTCGAAAAGGATCACTCCATTATACAGCAGACAAAAGTCAACTCTGAGAAGATAATGCAGAACCAGGCGGAGCTGCGGGCTCTGCTGTTGGCTCGTGATCGATAAGCCCCGCTTCTACCTCTTTCACTCTCGCTATTTTCTTCCGTAATGACAGGCCGGCAAACGACGCGACAAACTCGCGTCGTCTTGCTCGGTTCATCTTCTCTTTTGTCATATAGGTGTTGATGATATCGGTGGTGTTCATGCCACGTCCCTTGCATGCCCGTTGTAGGGATTGGGGGTCATGGTGACCTCGTCGTCGACGATGGCAATGATGTCGCATTCCCGAATGTTGAGCATCGTTTTTTCTTCATCGATGAACACCCCGGCAACGTGACTGTACAGAACGCGGTCGCCGACTTTCACCTCTGGCTCCCGGTATCGGCCGGCAATCGACAGCCATTCACCTTTACCTACCGCCATCACGGTACCGCGGTCGCGGCGGATGCCGGTGGCGGTGTCAGGGATGATTATGCCGCCCCTGGTGGTCTTCTCCATCTGGTCACATTTGATGATTACGCGATCTTTCAACGGGGTCATACTAGATCCTCCAGTTCAGGTTTGAGTTTTGCCGTGTGGGGCACAACGGGTGTTGCTCTGCCCTTCGGTCCGATTTCTTTGAATTCCCCACACCACCAGGTCTCCTTGTTGACCAGGATGTCCGTCGTCGATGGCGGATAACGCCGGCAGAGTGCCGAGAATGGGTAGTAATAAAGGCATTCAGTACAGGTTCTCATAGGCCTCCTTTTGCATTCTCATTGCCTGTTTGTATGCTTCGGCGTAGCTCTCGGACGCATATTGCCGTTCCCTCTCCCGCAAGCGTGCCTCGATATATTCTGCGTCACCACACTGCTCCGGGTTGAGCAGCACCCACGCATCAATCTCTTCGAGGGTGGCTGCCGGCCGTGTACGCATTGGATACTTGTCGAGCGCTATGTCATACCTCGATCGAGGCGGATGCTCGACGATCTCACGGGGCACCGGCTTATTACCGACAATCGGATACTCTTTCAAACGGTAGTCAGCCATCGTGCTACCCCCTTGTCAAGAGCCGTTTTGCCCGGGAATCCAACAACGGACTCCTTGACGATGTTGTTGACCAGGTACACCAGCGTCGGCACCGACATCACGCCGCACCGCTGGGCTTCGTTGCCTTCTGTTACATCGATCTTGACAATGTTCAAACGCTCTCCGGCACGGGTCTTAAGGCCCTGTGCGTCAATTTCTTCCAGTACACGTTCCATGACTTTACAAGGAACGCACGTAGGGGAGTAGAAATCGACCAGCACTGCGCCTTTTACAGGTATTTTGTCGACTTTGGTGATCATTTGTCCCGGTTCCTTTCGATACAAGCATTCAAGTCCGCCATCTCTTCATCGGTGAGATCGTACTCCACCGTCGTCACATTGATGGAAGGCTCCGGCTGCTTATAGAAGAAATCCGGGTAGTTGTCGCTGCGATCTCTCATACGCCCTCCTTTACACGCTCTTCTTCGCCGCTCATACCGTGTCATCCTCCACAACTTTAGGTGACTCAGTTTTACCAAGGATCTCCTCGATATCCATTTCGGTCAACCCCGGTACCGGTTCTGGGGGCTGCTTTTTCTTAGGCACCACGTCTACACCAGCTTGAGCGATCGCGGCATCGAGCGTGAGCGCGAACGCATCGGCGGCCTTTTCTTTTGATACCGGCTCGCGTTCGGGTATCTCCGCGATGTCGGCAATCTGCATACAATCACGCACTTGACTCTTGATACGCGAGCGCAGCTTGGCATCCTTTTCGATAAGCTCTTCTACAATGTCATCAACCGCGTTTTGTAACGCCCGTTCGGTGCATCGCGCAAGGATGTGCATGAAATCAAGTTCGGGCGGAATCGGTGAGCCGGTTCCAAGGACTTTCTTAGCCATTTTTCCTCCTGAGTAAATTGTCCAGCAAACGCTGTTGGGTTATATCCTTGCCGTGCAGCCGATCGATAACATCTTCATCTACAGTACCACGGGCAAGAATGTGATGAACAAAAACCGTTTCCGTTTGGCCCTGCCGATGCAGCCGCGCATTGGCCTGCTGATATAATTCAAGCGACCACGGTACGCCGTACCATATGATGATGTTGCCGCCGTCTTGCAGATTCAGACCGTGACCGCAGGAGGCCGCGTGAGCAACACCAATATTGATTTTACCGTCCATCCAGGCGGCTATCGATGCGGGTGTGCGAAGTTCACGGCTATCCTTGAACTTTTCAAGGATTCTTTCTATGTCGAACTGATACTGGTAGTATACAAGCACGTTCTTGCCGTTGGCGGCTTCGATAAGGTCTTCGAGGCATTCCAGTTTGGCATCGTTCAGCTTATGAAAGCTGCCGTCGTCGCCATAGATGCATCCGTTGGCGATCTGCTGCAGCTTGTTGATCGCGACCGCGCTGTTCGCGGCGAGTATGCCGTCGACCTGCAGGGTTTCGACCATGCTGTTGTAATCAGCCATCGGTATGGTGACCATATGGTTTGTATCGATTCGCTCGGGCAGTTTGACTAATCCGCTTTCAACCGACGCGCTGATGTCGGCGAGCTTCGCATATATTTCTTCTGATGCGCCCTTGTTGGGTTCCCAGTTGTACACAATGGCCGGATTTTCCCGGTCACGCTGTGCCGGGTAGAACCATTTATCCCGGTATGCCGTGATGCCCTTTCCAAGACGCTCTCCGCGATCAAGCAGAAACATTTGTGCCCACAAGTCGAGCAGTCCGTTTGACGCAGGAGTCCCGGTAAGTCCGTATATACGGCTAATTTTTCCGCGCACACGCCGGAGGGCTTTGAAACGCTCTGACGTATGTGATTTGAAACTGCTGAGTTCGTCGATGACGACGGTATCGAACGGCCATTTATTGCCATAGTACTCCACCAGCCACGCTATGTTTTCACGATTGATTATGTATACATCTGATTGAGTGTTCAATGCTTTGATGCGTTGCTCAGAAGGCCCGAGAACGCGTATCAGAGATAGATCCTTCAAGTGATCCCACTTGTTGGCCTCCCTGACCCACGTTTCCCGGGCCACCCTGAGTGGCGCTACGATCAGAACTTTACCGCATGCGAACCGCTCGTTTATGAGTTCGTTCAGCGCCGTTAAGATAATAACGGTCTTCCCGAGCCCCATGGCGAGCAGAAGAGCGAAAGCCCGGCGATGGACGACCTGCTTGGCCGCCCACGCCTGGTATTCATGCGGAGTGTATCTCATGGTTAGACAGCGTCATCGGTGATCGGCTTGAAGTCGTCGGCGAAAGCGTCGGCGGCCTTTTGCTTACCGGCGAGCGAGTCGCCGTCCTTGACAAACTGAATGTTGTTGAGATAGCAGCCAACGCCTTTCGACGCGGGCAGATCATACGGTGCAAACGCGATCTGGAAACGGCAGAAGCAACCGCTGTAGACAACATCGCGGTCGATGATGTCTTGACGATCGAGGCCGACAACGCCGGGGCGCGACTTACTCGATGCGTTGAGCACGAACATGCCGACGCACTCTGAACGGGGCTGCCCGTTTGAGTCAACGAGCGTATCGCCGTCTTTGAGCGGCATCTTGGCGCCTGCAGGTACCTTGCCCGACGGCCAGCCAGCCTTCACTTCGGCAGCGATAGCGGCTTTGACATTAGCGACGGTCGCGGTATCGGCTTTGGGAATGAGAATGCAAGCGGAGAACTTCGGTTCCTGGGTACCGTCGATTGAACGGGCTTCCCAAATGTGTTCGTAGCTGAGACGACAAACTCCGGTAACAACTTTCGAGGCCATGATGAATCCTTTGAAATTGGTTTAAAATGTTGCAATGGCTGCATTGACGGCATTGCGTTGTTCGACGGGCAACAGCTCGGCCTTGTCCTTGACGACGGCGATGTAGCGATCCTGTTGCGCACGCGTGGTGAGTTCGGCGATGCTGGTTGCGCCGATTTCAGATATGGCCTCTTTGCAGAGAACCACCTGTCCTGCGGACTTGAACGGTGCCGAAACGGTCTTCAGCTGATCAAGGGTTAAAGGTGTTTTGACAACTGCCGGTGCTACCTGTGCCACCGGGGTTACGGGTGTTGCGGCCACCGGCTTTGTACCGGCAAGGGTTTCCAGTGCGACCGCGATGCGCTCGAGAATCGGGGTGTAATCAGACATCTTCACTCTCCTTTGGTTGAATTGTTGTATTGATCGATGAACTCGTTTAAAAGGTTGCGCAGCAAATTAGAAGGCTTGATGCCCTCTTTGTCACAGATGGTCTGCATTTTGGCTACCACGCTCTCGTAATAGGCCACGCTGAAAACCTTTTTAGGTTCGGATAGTTTTCGCAGATGATTAAGCTCCATTGTCACCTCCATGGTCATAATATACTACGTTCCAATTAAAATGCGCGATTTATTTTATAAATATTTTAAGCTTTTAGTCGAGCGATACTGTATATTAGGATCGGAGGTACACCATGATCAACCTGTTCATCGATGTCGAAACGACCAGCCGTTATAACCTAAAGACCTGTGGCGCTTACAGATACGCGGAAGGATCGGAGATACTACTCTTCGGGTTTGCCTTCGATGACGAGCCCGTCGCCGTGGTCGAAATATCTGAAAACAGTGGGCTATCCGACCGGGTAATCTCAGCCATTTCAGACCCGGCGGTCGTGAAAATTGCCCATAATGCCGCGTTCGAGCGGGTAATACTCGCCCAGTACCTCGGTAAACCAATGCCGCCCGAGCAGTGGCGCTGCACCATGTCCTGGGGCCGCTTCGCGGGGCTGCCCGGCAGCCTCGACGAGGCCTGCAAGCGTGCCGGTATCGCCGGCAAGCTCGACGGCGGTAAACGGCTCATTACCAAGTTCTGCACGAAGCAGGCTGAGCGCGAGGGCGACGACTGGGAGTTGTTCAAAGACTACAACCGGCAGGATGTAGAGATCGAGAGAGCCCTATATGCATGGCTGCAGGATTACCCGATGCCAGACAAAGAATGGCGCATTTGGGAAATCGATCAGTCAATCAATGATCGAGGTTTCCTAGTCGATGAGTCGTTCGTGACCGCCGCGATCGCCATGTCGGAGGCCAACCGCGCGGCGCTCATGGATGAAGCCCGCCGGATCTCCGGCCTCGTGAACCCCAACTCCCTTACCCAACTGAGAAATTTTCTTGGCGATCCGCTCGGATCGCTCGACAAAGCCGCCGTCAAGAGCCTCTTAAACACTGAAACGGAGCCCGTCAGACGCCGGATGCTCGAGATCAGGCAAACCCTCGCCCTCGCCAGCGTGAAGAAGTTTCAAGCGCTTAAACAGGCCTTGTGCAACGACGGCCGCGTGCGCGGCACCATGATGTACTATGGTGCTCATACCGGTAGGTGGTCGGGCCGGCTTTTCCAGCCGCAGAACCTGCCGCGAGCCAAGTGCGTTGATACGCCGTTCGCGCGGGAGCTGGTCAAAAATGGTGATTCCGAACAAATTTCACTGTATTTCGGGGATATCGAGCAATGCTTGTCGACACTGATACGGTCGGCCGTCGTCGCGCCACCCCGTGGCGTGTTGCGCGTCGATGATTATTCGGCGATCGAAGCCCGCGTGTGCGCCTGGCTCGCCGGGGAGAAGTGGATACTTGATGTGTTCCTCGCGGGAGCCCCGTATTACGAAGAAACCGCCAGCCGCATGTTCCACGTGCCGGTCGATCAGATCACCAAGGAACTCCGGCAGAAGGGTAAGATCGCATCGCTCGCACTGCAGTACCAAGGTAGCGTCGGTGCGCTGCATGCGATGGGCGCGGACATGCCTGAGAGTGAAATGCTCGATCTGGTGCAGCTGTGGCGCACCACCTGCCCGGCGATCGTGCAGTACTGGTGGAATCTGAATGAGGCGGCGCTAGATGTAGTGACTCAGGGATGGCCGGTGTCGGTCGGCAAGTTGACCTTCTCAACCATCAAGAACGATATGTACATCACGCTGCCGAGCGGTCGATATCTGATTTACAAGAGCGTCCAGATGACCGATTCCGAGCGTACGGGCGCGAGAGCGGTATCCTATCAGCAATCCGAGCGGAACGTCGGCGTACGAACTACATTATATGGCGGCATGATCTGCGAAAATGTCGTGCAGGCCATCGCTAGAGATCTATTGGCGGAACATCTTATGAACTGTCACGCGTCATGCGTCCTGCACGTGCATGATGAAGTCATTTTGGAGAATGCAACCTGCGAATTGAAACCGGTCGCCTGGGCGACCGGTTTACCCCTGAAGCTGGAAGGCTTCGAATCACAATACTACAAAAAGGAGTGAGAATGAAACTGGCATGCGCTAAGAATACCCAAAGCGCCTCTTGGACAAACATTGAAACGGATTTCCAAGGGCTCGTCGAGCATCTACAATCAAATATAGTCAAAACCGCTGAAACCCGCCAAGAATATCTCGCACTTGAAAAGCTCGAACGGGCAAAACTCAAGAACGTCGGCGGCGTGATGGCGGGATTTCTGACAAACAATACCGGTCGGCGCAAGCTCACCGAGATCGGTGGCGCCGATATGCTGGCGTATGACGCCGATACCGCTGCACCCGATCTCATAAGCCATTTGCGAAAATCCGGCTACACCTTTGTAGCGCATACAACCCGGTCGCACACCCTCGATAATCCCCGATGGCGGGTATTCTTTCCGTTGTCGAGAACGGTCAACGCGGCAGAATGGCAGCACTGCATGCGGGTTGTCGCCCAGACGTTCGGCACGGAGAACTTCTGCGGCTGCAGCTATCGAATCAATCAAGTCATGTATTACGGCAGCCATTCGGTGGACCAACCGGCGACGGTATTCAACGTGGTGGTCGGCAAATCGATCGATGTCGATGCAACACTGACCCAGCCGTACGACAAGACACTGTTCTCACTTCGTGGCGAGAACACCCGCCACGAGAATCCCTGTGACCGTGATGACACGTCGGGGGCGTTTAATCGCCTGTACACCCCTCAAGAAGCGATGGAACAGTGGCTAGGCGATATCTATGCCCCAACGGGGGATCCCGACCGCTGGCGCTATTTAAAAGGCCATGGCGAAGCCGGGGTAATAATCTATCAAGACGGATTGGTATACAGTAACCAGTCCGACGATCCCGCCGCGAACGGGCATTGCAACTCCGCGTTTGACCTGCTCAAGATCCACATGTTCGACGGCGACTTCGGCGCCACGTGTCAATGGATCGAAGATAAAATGCCCGAGGTGGTCACCGAGAAGGCTCGTAAGGCTTTCGCGGTCGATGGCGAGGTTTTACCGGCTCCAGCCCCGGCCGTTACCGCGGACTGGAAGATGTTCATGCCAGACCAGAAGAAAAATAAGACCACCGGCATGCCGGTAGAAGGTGCCCCGATACAGTCCACGGCCAATAACTGCTATTTTATACTCGAGCATGATGAACACTTAAAGGGCATCATCTACAACATGCAGTCCCATCGGTTGATAACGAAGACCGCGTTGCCGTGGGACAAGGTTGACCGGGAAACCGAAGATTTCAATAAGCATGATTGGGCCTTGCTTTCGGTATATCTGAGCTTGAATTATGCCACATTCGATGACAAGGTTATCGAAAAAGCCGTGGAGCATCTTTGCAGCTTCCGGGCACAGCGCATACACCCGCTCCGGGATTACTTAAACAGCCTTAAATGGGACGGCGTGAAGCGCGTCGATACGCTCTTCATAGATCACCTGTGCGTCGCGGACACCGAATTGAACCGCGCCATGACGCGTAAGTGGATCGCGGCCGCAATACAAAGAGCCTTCGAGCCCGGCATAAAGTTCGACACCGCGCTTATCATAGCCGGGAGCACCGGCATCGGCAAGAGCACGATGTTCCAGATGCTTGGGCTGCAACATTTGAAGATCGGAGCATATTCCGATAGCGTGAAGATTTCGGAAATGAAAAGTGTAAAGACTGTCGGCGAGAAATTGTCCGGCCTATGGATAGCTGAACTGAACGAGCTCGACGGCATGTACGCCACCCGCGCGGAAACGCTCAAGAGCTTTCTGTCGTCGTCGGAAGACCTCTTCAGAGAGCCTTGGGGACGCACGGCCGTGTTCCAGCCGCGTATGACGGTATTCGCCGGCACAACCAACAAGTATGACTTCCTGATCGATGAGACCGGTAACCGGCGCTTCTGGGTTCTACGATGCATTGGAGGCCGCAAGAAGCTCATTGACAGGGCTACCGTTGACCAGGTATGGGCTGAAGCCATGGCGACGCTACGCGACGAGCAGATATGGTTTGATAAAGCGGACGAAGACAAACTTGAAGCCGCCCGAAAAGAATTC